CGCGGGCGAAGGCAGGCCACTGGCCCAGCTTCAGCGCGACGCCACTCCGGCCACTTCACGTGCCCGGTCTGAAGGCGAACGTCTGATGCGACTCGCACCACGCAACAGAGGGGCCAACGATGAGGGTGGCAACCGGTCCAGTGTTAAGAGTGCCGATGGAAAGGCACGTCAGAGGGAACGAAACAAGGCAGCAGGGAACCCGAGCACGTCAAGTGGCAGTAGTGGGGTAGCGAAGAAGCTGTCCGAATGGCCTGAATTCGACTGGGATGAAGTCGCTGATGAAGTGCAACCTGTGTGCGACATCATGGGGAGGATTGTTCAATCGCAACTTGGCAGTGGTGGTTATTACACTGTCCTAATGGCTGTCCCAATGGCCTACGCACATGCTGCATTGCAAGCCTCATTGGTGTCGAATCAGGGCAACTCGATCTTCATGAGGCTGTATGCCGTCCCACTCCCCTACATTGAGGAGCAAATCGCCGCTCAACAGGCAGCAGATAAGGCCGATACCGAAGGTGATGGTGGGTAATGGCAACTTCCCCGCAGAAAACCGAGTCATTGCAGGCGATTAGCCGTGAAATCGTGGCTGGTGACGCCGGATTGCAGGCAGAACTCAAGCAGTTGATCACGGCATCCATCAAGATGGCTGTTCACACCATGAAATTCGGGATGCCAGCCGAGAAGATGGCGATGATGAAGATGTTGACCCCTCACATGCTTGAAGCACTCAGGCAAACGCAGCAATCAGAGGCCAAAGAGGCTGAGCGTGCGGCATATGAACGCATTCTTAAGGAACTGCGTGGTGAAGTGGTTGAAGAGATGGGTAATGGGGTGACGAGTGGAGGCCAGTGATCTTGGTCTGCCACCGCTCGCCAAGGTGCTCGCCCTCCCTGACGACGCCGACGAGCGTGCACAGATCATCAACACCCCCGAAGCCGACGCCCTGATCCAACAGGCGTTAGCGAGTCGCAGAGTCCGTCTTCTACCCATCCTCAAGGAATTGAAGATTCTCACCAAGGAACGAGGTCTTCAACGACTTGGTGAGGTGATGAACGCCGCTCAGTTGGACTTTATCACCGAAGTGGAGCGTCAGATCAACGAGGCTGGCATGGTCCGCATCATCGTGTTGAAGGCTCGCCAAATGGGCATCTCCACGATCATTGAAGCGATCTTGTTCATCCTGTCGATCATGTATAAGAACTTCCAATCGTTGATCATCTCCCATGAGGCGGATAGTGCCGAGCACATCTTGGGTATGACCAAGCGGTACTGGGAGACGTACCCGTTCAGGGACTATCACACGGAGAAGTACAGCGCACGTAAGCAACTGTCTTGGAGTGACCTTGAATCCAACTTGGTGATCGCAACCGCTAAGAACACTGGTGCAGGACGGTCCAAGACGCTTCATGCACTCCACGCATCAGAGGTGGCCTTTTGGGACAAGCCCGAAGAACTAACAACTGGCTTGAGACAAGCTATTCCGTCGTTTGGTCTGACATGTATCTTCCTTGAGTCCACTGCCAATGGTATCGGCAACTACTTCCATCAGACATGGGTGGATGCCGAGAATCACATCAGTGAGTTCACCCCGAAGTTCTATCCTTGGCATCAACACCCTGAGTACACGGCAAGCTACATCCCCACTCATGAAGCGAAGAAGTTCAACAGCCTTGGGACGTTGACTGAGGATGAACTGATTCTCCGGTCGATGGGGGTGGATGATTCACGGTTGTTGTGGCGCAGGTGGGCGATCATCAACCTGTGCCGTCGTGACGTGGATGTGTTCAAGCAGGAGTATCCGTCCACTGCTACTGAGGCGTTCTTGACGACTGGTCGCAACGTGTTCCGTCTGCCTGACCTGTTGAAGCATTACATCCCGATCCAACCTCAAATCGGGTTCTTGGAACGTCGTGATGGCCGGGTGCAGTTCACACCTCACCCGAAGGGGCATCTGAAGATTTACCGGCATCCCTCGACGGATAAGAACTGGGGTGTGTATCAGGTGGGTGCTGACCCGACCCATACGACGGTTGGTGACGCTGCGTGTGCTCAGGTGATCAGTCGTCGCACGATGGAACAGGTTGCCGTGTTCCGTAAGCACATGGACCCGACAGCTTTCGGTCGTGAAGTGGCGTTGCTTGGTGAGTACTACAACTGGGCGCAGATCGCACCTGAGAAAGAGGGACCGGGTTATGCAACTGTCGGGTTCCTGTTGGGCATCCAATACCCCAACATCTATGAGTCTCAGAAAGTGGATAAGACCCCTGGCAAGGTCAATCATGACGTGTTCGGTTGGGGCACCAATGTGACCACCAAGCACCTGGCCATTTCACGGTTGGTTGACTTGTTGGCTCAGGAAGTGCAGTTCGTGGGGGTGTCTCAGTACGGATTGGTGATCCACGATGAGGACACGTTCAACGAGATGAAGAACTACGTGGTGGACGAGAACGGCTACTACATGAACGGTAATGGCACCAAGTTCGATGACACTGTGATGGCGTTGGGTATTGCGGTGGCGACTCACTTCATCGAACCGGCATTGAAGGCTTACGTGAAGGATACGACGGTGGTGCAACAGTTCCATGAGGTGATGCGGGAGATTGAGATGCCCACCTCGGATGAGATGGTTGCGGTGGCTGGTGCTCATGTGCAACAGTCAGCGAAGGAAGGACCGAACTGGGAGGAGTGGAACTGATGGATGGGGATAGTTGGGGACCGGAATACTGGTACTACCAGGCGTATCATGGCGCCTATTGGGAAGCCATCAAGCCGCAGGTGTTTGGGGAGTTGGCTGACTTGGTGTACCGGGAGAACGCAATCATGAAGTACCTGAGGGAACAGGGTGAGCGTCGGCGGCAGAATCGTGAAGCATTCAAGAAGGCAGTGAAGGGAAAGGGATGGCGATGACCGTCTACGGATACAAGTGTCCTGAATGTCAGCAAACGTACACGAGTGAGCAGCGTGGTGATCGGCTACCTGTTGAGTGTCATATTTGTGGTCATTCACCGTTGCATCGTGACTATCGGGGGATCGCTGTTCACCGGCCGATGTTGGAACACATGAATGCGACTGTCGGCAAGCCCATCTCGGACATGAAGCAGTTCAAGGATGAACTGGCCAGGAAGTCGGAACAACTGTCTGAGTACACGCAGGTGGAGCAACGTCTTGAGGTGTTGGAACCTGAGGCAGCGAAACAGGGTGTGACGGAAGAGGGATTGGACAGTACTAACAGGGTGAGGGTGAGTAAGGGTCTGTCACCGATCAAGCTGTAGCGTGGGTGTGCAATCTCGCAACGCTTGTGTGGTGGTGGTGGCCACCTTTGCAGCGGCGCAGCCGGTGCCTTGATCGGGGGTGTCGGGGGGCGTAGCTCCCTGATGGTAGAGTCCCGAGTCATGGCGCAGAATCCAGCATTCGTGTCGAAGTCTTCACCGATCAATGGGCCGATGCCTGGAACGATGAATGAGCTTCGTGGTGATGACATCAACCAAGACAAGGTTCATTCACCTTCGCCTCTGGTCACTCCGATGTCTGATGAGGGTCGTGAGTATCAGATCGCTCAGACGATCCGTCAACTCTTCTACCGTGCGAGGGACATCAAGCGCCCTCTGGTGAATCAGTGGAAGAAGAACTACCGGGTGCTCAACAATCAGGCGTGGACTCCACGTGCTGAACCGTGGATGCCGTCACCTGCTCTGTCTGAGATGTGGCCACTCGTCGCATCAATGGTTGCATGGATGACTGATCAGCGCCCTGGTGTGGAGGTCACTCCCGCTGCTGTTCCGTTCGGTCAGTACGCTGACCATTACGACCGTGTTGCCGAACAGATGAACGCTATCCTCGACTCCTCGTTCAGTGTCAACATGGAAGACGCTGAAATTGAGAAGCTGTTGTGGGATGTGCTCACCTATTCAGTCGGCTACTTGAAGACCGAATGGGTGCCGACTCTCGCTGACGGCAAGGGTGACAGCAAGTTCCGTCGGGTCGATCCGTTCACCATCTATCCCGATCCGTTCGCTCACAACATGGATGAATGCGCCTACATCATTGAGGCCAAGTTGATGTCGTTGGAAGACATCGATCGTGCGTTCCCTGGTGCGAAGGACAAGATTCAGGCTGGCATCACTGATGAGATTGAGGTGCAGCCCACCAAACTCGACGCCACCACCAACGTCAACCAACCACGAGTGAACCTCTCCCCGATCAATGGTGCGCCCTACGCTCCATGGACCGCCTCGACACGTGGCAACAACGTGGCTGGTCTGGTGCGTGAAGACCCTGTGACCGTGGTGCTTGAGGCATGGTGCCGCACCTACCGTGTGATCACCACTGAAGACGATGACACGATCCCTGAGGGTTCGTGTCGTGTGGTGGACCGGTGGAAGTGCATCGTGATCGCTGGCAACAGTGTGATCATGGACAAGTACGCTGATGAAATCTATGGTCATCCGCAGCATCCGTACTCCAAGATGAACATGTTCGACGTTGGTGAGTGGTATGGCCCTTGCCTCGTTGAAATGCTCACCTCGCCGCAGGAATCGATCAACCGCATCCTTCAGTCCATTGAGATGAACCTGTTGCTGATCGGCAACCCGATCCTCCTCAACGGCAACCGTACCAACGTCGGTGGTCGCACCACTCTCTCCAACCGCCCCGGTCAATCCCTCAATGGAGCGAAGGATCAGATGGGTTGGATGGACCCCCCGATGATCCACCCGGACATGATGCGGATGTTGGAGTTCTACGAGTCCCGCATGGAAACCATCTCCGGCCTCACTGCCATCATGCGTGGATTCTCCACCACAGGACGCAACTCCACTGATGTCATCTCCTCCCTTCAGGACTCTGCGTTTGTGCGTGTTCGTGCAACGCTTCGCAACTTGGAACGGACCCTCCGTGATGCGTGCATGAAGAAGTGCGCCAACATCGCTGAGTTTTACACCGAACCTCGCTTGGTGGCCATTCTCGGCCCTGATGGGCAGGGCACTAAGATGGCGCTCCGTTCCCGGCACTTCTACATCCTCCCTGAAGAGGAAGACGCACAACCTGTCCCGCTTCGCTTTGAGTTGCTTGCTGACGCAGGTAGTGACCACCCAACTTCACGGCAGGCACGACAGGCACAAGCAGAGCGTCTGTTCGCAATGGGTGCGCTCGACATCATCGAAGTGCTCAAGGCAAACAACTGGCCCAACTGGCCGATCGTGGCTAAGCGGGTCATGGAGCAGCAAGCGGTGGCGGGGACTCTCGGTAGCAACGGTTCACAACGATCAAAGGCAAGGGCACAATGAGCATCACATCACGAGTCGAATCACTCAGCACCACTGCTGAAATCATCGAAACCGGCGTTCCTGAGGGCAAGGTTGTTCTGCTCCGTGACGCCAGTGCTGACATCTATCTCGGTGGCAGTGCTGTCACTGGTGCATCAAACGGGTTCCGTCTCGCAACCACTGACGTGCTGTCCATCACGCTGCTTCAGGGTGACGTTCTGTATGCAGTGGCAGCGTCAGGCACACCCACCGTCGCCGTACTGGTGACCCGAGACAACACCACAGCATGACTTGGGTACTGCTCGTTGTTGTGGTGATCCTGTGTGTGGTGGTGGTGGCCAATGCGGTCACCATCGCCAAGAACACTGCCATGATCGCTCAGTATGAGGAAGACATCCACCAACTCAAGAACGAGTCAGCGTACCTGCACAATCAACTGGCACTTCGTCGTCGTGCTCGTGGTACTGCTCAGAACCCTGGTCGTTCCATCGATGAACTTGAGCGTCGTGCCGGTGAAATCACCCGCAAACTCAATGGTGGTGAGTGACCTGTGAATGGCCTCAGAGGGTTCGTCAACCAACAGACAGCCATCCCACCATCGGTGGCGGCTGATATCGCTGCCCTTGAAGCGGATGTTGCCGACATCCTCCTCGACCTCGCCGCACTCAACACTGAGGTGGATGCGCTCCCTCGTGGAACGATGGGGTACGCACAGATCACCGCATCACAGACCGGTATCACCACCATCGTTGATGTCACTGGTCTGACCACCACGTTCACAGCAGTGACGGGGCGTCGATATCGAGTCTCTGTGGACGTGTATGTGAACGGCACTGTTGCCGCTGACACGTTGGGTATCTCCATCGCCAATGGCAGCAACACCCAACTCACATCCACTCAGATCGTTGCCGTGGCGAATCCAGCCATTCAACAGCGTGCTGTCTGTTCAGGCATCGTCACAGGCATCAACGGATCGACCACGTACAAGATTCGTGCGATTCGACTCACCGGTTCAGGCAACATGGAAGTGTTCGCTTCATCTGCCAACCCTGGGTTCATTCTCGTGGAGGATATCGGCACATGAGTCACCCACGTAAACAGCCTGGCGCTTACTTCGGTACCAACGTGCAGTATGCCGGTGGTATCGCTGGTGGTGGTGGCCCCGCTCAAGGTGTTGGTGAGAACTCCGCTCCCACCACCTACATTGAGGGCAGCAACGGCACGATGGCATCCGGTGTCGCTCAGACCGTAACCCTCCCGGTTGGTCTGAGTGATGGTGACTGGATGTTCATTTACCACTTCTACTCAGCAGCCAACGGCAACATCACGGTTCTCAATGACACCGGTTGGACCCGGTATCAGATGAACACCACGTTTCTGCCCAGGTACACGATCTTCTACAAGAAGTTCCTCACCGGTCAGCAAGCCACTGTTGATCTGTCGTACAACGGTGCAATGGCAGCGCAGTATCACACGTTCGCCTACCGTGGTCTGAACTCCAACTCCCCTGTCACCCCGGCACCTCTTCAAGAGGCGCAGTGGCCAGGTGTCGGCGCAGTGGTGGCCATCCCGGCACTCACCACCCAACGGAACAACTCAACGGTCCTGTGCCTCAGTGCGTGCATCGACACGTCAGCCGTCAGCGCCATCGACAACGGGTTCTCCATCATCGCATCAGGTACACCGGCAGCGAGTCGTTCATGGGCACATGCTGTCAAGGAAGCTGGCGCAGAGGGATCGATCGGTACCACCAACATGACCAAGGCAACAAGCACGTGTGGTTGCGTGTTTGAGTTGTACTCATAGAAAGGAAACAACCAATGAGCATGTCCCCTGAATCCGAGGAGTACCCCACGGCGACTCCCGGCCCTCTCGACAACATCCGTGAGAACGTGGTCTATCCCACTGATCCTCGTGGCAGTCGGGGCAGTACTGACTTCACGATGGTGACCTCCATCGACAACGGTCAGGTGCTTCACCCGGCGTCCAACACGCTCTCCCCGCCTCCGTTCGGCAACGGTTGCTGACCACCGGTTGACGACTCCGTTGACCATTACCACACGCACCTGCATCACCATGTAGAGTGCTGGCCTGAACCCACGTTCACCTGTCGAAAGGACACACAATGAAGGAATCACTCGGCAAGACCGGCAACGCTCCCATCGTTCAGGTGGGTCACACCATGAGTGGTGTGTACGGCAGTGAGCCGATGGCTCAGCCCAAGGGTGTCGCCGCCAACAAGCCCACCGATCAGAAGTTCAAGTGATCCGCTGATCACGAGTCTGATCAACCAACGAGACGAGAAGGGGATATCACATCATGGCCAGTCGGTCAACCAACACGATGCAAGAGGCGCTTCAGAAGATGATGCGTGATATTGCCGACATGAAGACCCTGCCGGATGCGGATATCCCCTTCCTCGTCACCATCGAGAATCAGGTGCTTCAGCGCATGAAGCAGCCTGTTGAAGCCCTCGTCCAGCAGGGTCAACTCCCCGCTGGTGATCCGATGGCTCAGGGGATGCCTTCCATGATGGGTGCAGCCCCCGGTTCAATGCAGAGTGGCGGATTGATGGCGGGTGGCATGGCTCCCTCGTCAGATGAACTGTCCCGTCTGCTCGGCTCGGGTGCTCCGGGCCTGTAATACCCACCTCCTCCTCGTACCAAGGAACTGAATCACCATGGCAACACAAGACACTCGCCCAGCATGGATGTTGGACCCCACCATCACAGAGGTGGATGAAGACGCCATCGATGCCATCGGCAAAGCGATGGAAGATGCGTCCAACAGCGCATTCAATTCGGCACCTGCTCAGCAGTTCATGAACCGTGGTGACCTCACCGAACTCGGTGTCGGCCAGCCTGGTGTCCCCACCACCGGGGCGTCCCCCTCGCCGGTTGACGGCCCCGGCGAGGGGGAACCGCCCGCTCAGTCATCCCAGGGCGTAGAGGGTCAGCAGACCACTGATCCGGCAACTGGTCAGCCCATCACTTCCCAGGAGGGTGAAGGTGGTCAAGCACCGGCTGTCGGCACGTTCTTCGTGCAGGTTCCTGGCGCAGATGGTACCCCCACTTCCGTGGCCATCACTCAGGATCAGGCTCTCGCACTCCTCCAACAGCACAATTGGCTCCACTCACGTCCTGAGCAGGTTCAGACGCAGTGGGCACAGATCGAACAGGGCACTCATGCGGCTGTTCCGGTCAATGAGTACGCAGCCTATCAGGCGTGGCTCAAGGCGGGCGGTGCGGCGCAACAGGCACCGGTCCAGCAGCAACCCCAGCGGCCCATTGATCTTCGGGATGTTGACCCTGATGTGGCTGAGTACATCCAGACACTCGAACAGCAGCGTGCTGCCAACACCCCTCCCACCCCCCAAGCGACTGTCGATGCGCCCATCATCACGATGGCTGAGATGCAACGGCAGGCCCAAGAGAACATCACTCGTCAGGCGCAACTCCAAGCAGCCTTGAACGACACCCGCACTCACCTGACCAACGAGTACAACCTGTCTCCTCAGCAGCTTGCTGATCTGGAACAGGAAGTCGCTCGTGCTCAGATCCTTCCGGCACTCAACATGAAGCACCAACAGCGAGTTGGTTCCATGGTGATTGCCGAAGCTGATCCCCGGGTTGTGCTCGCTGAAGCCTTTGAGGCGATCATGGCGACTCACCCCACCTATCGGACCATTCGTGACGAGACGATCTATAACAAGCGTCTCGCTCGTGATCGTGAGATGAACAAGGCAACTGACAGCAAGAAGGCTGTTGCCGGTTCTCTCGCACACACTCCCAGTGCTGCCGTACCCAGTCACCAGGGAAACAAGCCAGTCAGTCAGATGACGCCTCAGGAAGCACAACAGGCGATGGTCGCTGAACTGGCGCAACTGATTGCAAGTGGCGAAGCCATCAACTAGCTGATCCACGACACAATCATCCTCAACGGCAACACACAGAAAGGGTACATCAATGGCGACTCCGATCGGGACCAACACGGTCACGTCAATCGCCCGTCGATACATCCTTCCTCAGATCACGGATCAGATTTACGCATCCAACGTACTTCTGTACCGTCTGATGAAGGGGAACAAGCGCATCATTCAGGGCGGGACTCAGATCGAAGTTCCACTGATGTATGCACGGTTCAACACCGGCGGTCCATACAGCGGCTATCAGCCGTTCAACACCACGCCTTCGGACACGATCAAGAACGCTGCGTTCGACTGGAAGCAGCAGTACGTCACTTGGTCGGTTGATGGCCTCACGATGATCCGGGTTGATTCTCCGGAGGCAATCGCCAGTTTCCTGATGCTGCAATCGCAGCAGGCAATCATGGAGATGGCAGAGAACCTTGCGGTGGGTCTGTTCGGTTCGGGTACCGCCGCAGGCAGTGGTGTGAACAACACCCCTGTCATCGACCTGGATGGTCTGGCGGGCCTTGTCGGCAGTGGCTCGTCCATCGGCAACAACACCTATGGTGGCATCACTCGGACGAGCAACACGTGGTGGAACAGTTCCGTCACCGGCATCTCGTCCAACGCCACCATGAGCCTGTCCAACCTTCAGACGGCATTCAGTGCTGCTCAGCGAGGTGGACACCACCCGACGATCATCGTGTCGGGTCAAGACCAGTACAACCGGTACTGGGCACTGAACGCAGCCGGTACCAACCCGTCCGTTCAGTATGTGCGTCAGCCGCAGGGTCATGACGCACTCCTCGCCTCGGCAGGGTTCACCAACCTCCTCTTCAACAACATTCCGTGGGTCGTGGACTCGCATGTTGGTGAAGGCGTCGTGGATGCGAACAACAGCCGGGTCTACATGCTCAACGAGAACTTCTTGAACTGGGTGGTCAGCCCTCGTGCCGACTTCTACATCAAGCCGTTCCAAGAGCCGGTCAACCAAGACGCCATGGTGAGCAGTGTTCTGTGGGCGGGCAACCTCGTCTGCACGAACTCTGATCAGCAGGGTGGAGTCTTCAACTACAACGCCTGAGGAGGTGAACAAGAAATGGCACAAGACGCAATCCTTGAGAACCCATCCGGAGCCTTCAAGACGGTAGCGGACTACACCCTTGGCGTCACTGCTTCGGGTGAGGTCGTCACCCCTGAGTTGGAGACGGCAACGTACCGGGCCAATGAGGCAATCGCCGTTGGTCAGGCACTCATGTGGGTGGCTCCCACCACCACTGTTCCGATCAGCGTCGGTCTGATGACTGCCGCAGCGAACGATCGTCTGTTCGCTGGTGCAGCATTGGAGGCTGGTGCCGCTGGTGACTACATCCGTGTGGTCACTCGTGGACACTGCCTGATCGCTGTCGGTTCCACCACTCCCGCTTCGGGCAACTTCGTCATCGTTCCGGACGCCACCACTGGCGTGTTCGGCACTGACGCATCCCCCGATGTGGCAGACACCATGGTTGGCATCAACTGGGGTGTCAAGGACGCCAACAACCTGGCGTTCGCCTACATCGACCGTGGCGGTCTTGCGGAACCCGTTTCCGCCTAAACCGGCACGTCGTCAACCTCAGCAGGCGCTTCAAGGGCCGGTGTTCCTTCGGGGGCACCGGCCCTTGGTATACACTCACCTCACAACAACACCCGTACCAAGGAGTACATCATGCCCGAATTCGTCCGTATCGTGAACGTTGGTGATCGTCCGTTCGACTTCCACCACAACAACGTCAAGAAGCGCATTCCTCCGGGGTTGGAGATGGCAGTACCGTGGGCACTGGCCACGTCACTGTTCGGCGACCCGTTCGCCGTCAACCTTCCGAAGAAGCCTGATCGCACTGACTCAATCCGTCGTGCACGCATGAACTTCAACTACGAACTCGGCATGGAATCGATTGAGTCGTTCCATGCTCGGATTCCCAAGTTTGAGGTGTACGACATGGAGACAGGTCAGCGCATCTACATGTTGCTGGAAGACCCTGAGGGTGAACATCGTGGTGACTACGTGTCCCCCGACTACGACTCCACGGATCGTGTGTCCATCCTTCAGGCGCAGGTCGAAATGCTCATGTCGCAGCTTCAGACCGTGCTCACTCAGGGGGTTGGCAACATCCCTCAGATTCCCACTGGTCAGACCGCCATGGTGTCGGTTGATGGACCGGAGCACACGGAACAGGAACCGCTCGTCAAGCAGGCGGCTTTCGTGGGTGGCAATGCGTTCGCTCAACGACCGGAGGATGCAGAGGTGCCTCCCCTGTTCGACTTCGCCACTCTCTCAACCTCTGATGAGCCACCGCCCACGGCAGTGTTCGATCAGGTGACTGAGGATGTCCCGGCAGAGGTGGGAGTAGGCTCGGCGCATGTCGATGACGCCCCAGCCCCCGCACCCCGCCTCGCCAAGCGTCCCAAGTAGCACCGGTCTTAGCCCGTCACATTCGGCACGTAACCAATGGGTGACTCGGGCTGCCGAAATCACCGACCAACTCAGTGAACTCATGGCGCAACTCGCTGTCCTCAAGGGCAGCGAGTTGCGTCAACGTTGGGAGACGATCAATGGTGCTCTGCCCAACAGCAACATCACGACAGCAAGGGAACTCGCATCCGGTGCAGTGATGAACTTCACCGTTGAGATGATCAAACTTCAGGGTGAAATTGACACACTCACACTGGCGCTCCAACACTGTGATCGTGTCCTCACCCACTACACCTTCAAGGATTGATCATGGGCGAACCCAAAGAGTACATCACCATCGACAACTTCAGTCCCGGTATCTTTGGGGACTTGCTCGGTCAGACCGGTGCAACAGCAACAGCATCACCCAGCAACAACACGTCACTCGGGATCGGCAAGAATGGTGGTGCCGTGATTGATGACACGTTCGGGTGTCATGCTGATCCCACTGGTGCGCTGATCCCTCTGCCCGTTCGTGTGCTGGTCAATCAAACGGCATGGGCACCGTTCGGTGGTAATGGTCAGGGAGCGACAGGGTACTTCCCCACTGGCAAGGTGGGGTATTACGTGCTCGACGTGCGAGTGATCAGCTACCTCGTCACCGACGATCATGACGCACAGACCGAACGTGACTGTGCGTTCATCCTGTTCGGAGCGTTCTACGACCCTGACAATGGTGGTGGATACAAGCAGGTGGTGTGGGGTGTTGTGATGGGCCTCGACATCAACTTGTGGAAGGTGGTGCATTACAACCGGTATGCCCCGTCCATTGATCCCTCCCCTGCCCTGTCGATCCCATCGGGGTGTGTGGCCATCCTTCGCCATGTTGATGGGGAACGTGATGCCAACGACTTCCTCGACTACGGCATCTATCACACTCAGAACAGCGTCCACTTCATGCTGTCCCCGTCACGTGACGGCAGTGTTGGCGACGACAACACGAGTTGGGCGACGGGTGATATCCCCACTGATGAAGAGACGATCACCTCGTTTCAAGCGGACACTGGTCGCACCACTTACCCGCTCGGCGTTGACACGTCTGTCGCCACGTTCTCCGGGTGCATCGGTGTGTTCCCTGATCCGCTCGACCTGAACAGTTGGTATCCCCGCTACATCGGTGGTCGTGTCGCCCTGCCAGGTTTCATGTCGATCGCCCATCAAGGTCGTGCAGTGATGGCGTCACTGCTCTCACGTGGATTCGGCAGTGGGTACAACCTCGTGCTCGACCGTGTTTCTTATTCACCTGTCTACAACGCTGGTCTGGCGACCAGCACGTCGGCTCCCACAACGACGCAAGCACCCCCTGATTACCGCTCCTCCATCGCTGGTGATGAGAACGTGAACCCGATCGGCACTCTCGGGTCGATCATGGCGGCTGAACTGTTGGTCGTCAAGCATGGTCGTGGCGGCGTCCTGATGCGTGGTGACATGGACAACTTTGAGGCGGTTGCTCTCCCGTACATCGAATCCACCTATGGCATCGTCAGCCAAGGCGTGTCCACTCCGATCGGGTTCGTCTACGGTTCACGCAATGGTGTGTTCGCCTGGTCCGGTGGTCAGGAAACCAAGAAGCTGTCCACTCAAATCGACGGGTACTTTTGGGAGCACGCAACGGACCTCGTTTACACAGGTAACCAAGCACGCTTCGGGTACTGGCATCCGTTCGTGTGTGTTCCTAACGACTTCCTGTTCAACATCGAATCAAGCGCATGGTGGAAGATCGAAGACTCGTCCGACACTGGTCGGGTGAAGTACTCGCACTATGACACCGGGTCATTGAACGGCAAGTTGTACGCCTTCCCGTACATGAACACTCCGGGTGCTGATCCTGTCGTGTACTCCTACGACCCTGACGTGCTGCGTTCGTCCTACTCGTGGAAGTCGCTGCCACTGATCGAATCCCGGCGTCGTCTCCTCACCTATGAAGACGTGACCCTCACCGTCACTGTCGCACACCCGTACACGGCAACAAACACCATCGTGGTCACCCTCATCGGGATCGCTGAAGACGGCACTCAAGTCTCGTCCAATGCCACCACCATCGTTCTCAACGCCACGTCAGTGGTCAATGGTACACAGGTCACCATCACTCACTTGCTCGGTACGTCCGGTGCTCAAGGGACATTCACTGCCAGGTATGTGCAGGTGTTGGTGACGGCAACTGCATCGTCTGGTCCCGCCCCGAAGATTCACAAGATCGACCTCGGTGTGACCGATCGTCAGCGTCAGCGGGTGAACAACTAATGCCGATCTTCAATGAGGATGGGTTCCCCGGTAGTGGTATCGCACCACGCACCCGGCTGGATATCCCGCAGATCACCGGGGACATGGACGCCCCCATCACACGACGTGAAATGGCTGACTTCCAACGTCGGCTCAGGGAGTGGTCCGACAAGCTTCAGTTCGGGCGTACCGGATTCACTGTTCGGGAGTTCCCTCTGCAACTGTTCGGCGTGGAGACGGACCTACCAATCACGTGGGATCAACTCATCGAAGACTCCCACTCGTTCCACCTCACGTACATGCCCACTGATCTTCAGTACTACCAAGTCCCCCCTGGACTCGGGCGTGTCTACAACATCAACTACTACATCGACTTCGCTGTGTTGGTGGAGAACACGGACACGTTCAACTACACAGGCGCAATGCAGGAATGGACTGCACCCGCAGACATCTTGGAGAACACTGCCACCGTCATGTGTCGTGGTGGTGCAGGCAACCTGTCAACGGGTGGTGGAACGGACAATGGTTTCGGTCATCAAGTCACTGCCACGTTCAACAACATTGCACCCAGTTCGGTGTGGGATATTGAGGTTGGTGACGGTAACCAAACCGCTCAGCCGGGGTGCTGGCCTGATGGTGGTGACGGTGATTCCGTGGCTACCGGCTCGTCGGGTGGTGGTGGTGGACGCTCGTCGTTCCGTCCTGACGCAGCCGCACTCACCGACGCTTACGTAGTCGCCGGTGCAGGTGGTGGACAGGGACGTAGCGGTGGTGCATTCGCACAGGTTGGTGGTAATGGCGGCAATGGAACAGCCCTCTTCCCTGGTCAAGATGGTGCAGGCATGTTCAACTGTGGTGGTGCCAACGCTACCGGAGGCACCAATTCAGCCGGTGGTCTGGCGGCAGGTTCCGGCAGTGAAATCGGTGGTGATGGTGCGTTCGGTCTAGGTGGTGACACTGGCGACTCGGTGAACTCGTTCGCCTTCCAAGGTGGTGGCGGTGGTGGCGGATGGTATGGCGGTGGCTCTGGTGCAACTCCCATCGGGTCGGGTGACTATGGTGGTGGTGGAGCAGGTGGATCGTCGCACACAGGTTCAGGTGCACGGAACGTTGTTGCACAGACCGCAGCATCCAAGGCACGTGGACAGGTCACCGTCACCTATTACTCAACCACCCCGGCACCTGATACGGCACTGATCACTAAGGTGTGGGTGGCGTATGCTCAGTGGCCTGACAAGGCACCGTATGAAGAGGTGCGTTGCGTGCTGTCTGACGTGGGTGGCGCACCTCACAAGGGATCGATCCAACTCCCCCTCGGTGAAGGGGATCGGGTCTGGATGACCTACACCTGCACGGATGCTACAGTCGGCATCATCACAGGCACGTTCGGCATGTACGCACAAGGGATGTGACAACCAATGGCAACAACAGTAGCAGACGCAATCACCGCCATCCGTGAGCGACTTGATGAGGCAACCGCTTCACAGTGGTCACAGGTGCAGCTTCGGCGGTGGCTCAATGAAGGCATTCGTGACATCGCTCGACGGACGTTCCACTATCAGACGGTGGACACCATCGCTGTGGTTGCCGGTACTGGTGAGTACACGCTTGATGCGGACGTGATCCGTGTCAACCAATGTTACTTCACCCCCACTGGTGACATCCAACTGTACCCGCTCTCGTCACGGCAGTGGGATGCGATGGATCAGGTGTGGGGTCCGTACCAGAATCAAGAGGGTGGCTACCCGGCCATGTTCAGCGTTCGTGGGTACTCACCGAACACACTGGTCAAGCTGTTCCCTGTCCCCTCAGTAACCGGTACCCTCACCTTCAACAACGTGCGTATGCCCGCAGCCATTGACATCACCAGTGGTACCGGCAACGTGGACTGTCCTGAGGCATGGTTGGAGGTGGCGTACTTCTATTGCGAATACATGGCTCGCCGTAAGGACAAGGACTATGAAGCAGCGCAAGAGTCGTTCACTCAGTACGGGTTGATGATCGACAACATGATTGCGAATGGTGATTACCTCAATGCGCCTGGTGAATTCATCATGGCTCGTGGTGGTTGGTTGCCTGATTGGTTGGTCAACCCGAACTGGGGGTGACCATTGCGGTGACGGCTGTCCCCATGATGTAAGGTGACAGCAGCGGTTGTGACGGCCGCATTGGCGAGGGGATCACCTCGGGGAAGAGACGCTCCGGGTTGTTGGTCCCCTCGCCGTCGTTTCAGCGGGTGTAGAATCCGGCGCATGGGCCTTGGAACGACATACCCCGCCTCCACTGGTGGAAAGCCACCCACCGGCACTGGTGACCGGGTACCTCCCGGCACTCCCCCGCAGACCGGTTCCCGGCAGTACTCACAGAACTACCCTCAGAACAACCCGTCGTGGTATGAAGAGGGCAACGTCACCCCCTCATCCATCACTCAACCGATGGACCCTCTCCTCGCTCAGTTCCAAGCCATTCAAGCTGGCCAGCGTGACCAACTCCAATCTCAGTACCTCAACGCCATCGGTATGGGTGAACTCGGGTACGACAATGAGATGTGGTATCGCAACGCTTCGGCAGCGAGTGATCTGGCGAAACTCGCCAACCGTGAAGCACAGCAGGTTGGGTTGGGTCGTGAACGCAATGATGCTGACCGTGGATTTGCCGGTCGTGGATTCGAGATTGACTCACGTGGTAATGCACTGAAGCGTGACATGGGCTATCGGGCCAATGACTCTGAAGCTGCATCTCGTGGATCAATCTCCTCATTCGGGTACGGGCAGAACGCTCGTGACATCCTCGCTCAGTTCGGGATCAATCAAGACACCACTCAGTTGTCCTACGACAAGAAGATGTCGGACCTGAACATCGATGACAAGGCGCTCGACCTCATGGCGAAGGACTTCGGTCTTCAGCGTGATGACGTGAACAACGCACTCAAGTACGCATCCACCCAACTCGGGATGGATTGGATCACCACAGTGCAAGGGCTGAACAGTTCGTTGGAGAGTGGCGATGCTGCCCTCCGTCAACAGGCGCTCAACTTCATGACTTCACTGATGGCCATGCCACAGGCTGCACCCTCCATGACTGACATCTTCCCGAACGGCATCCCGATGCCTCAGGGTGATGGCCCGTTGGAACTCGGCCCTGCCTCCCTGGAATACCTCGCTCAACAGCAAGCCGCATCTGCCGTGAATGGTGCCGGTGGTGCTGGTGGCAATGGTGGCGGCGGCGGTGGCGGCGTTCAACGTGCATACACGATGTGACTTCAACCCTCTGATCAAGGACTAGACCAATGGCAATCACCTCTGTTCAGGACATGCTCCTCTCCCAGCTTCGCCCCCCGTCGTACTCATCCGCCGGATATGCGGGTGGAGCCATCGATGCGCTGAACGCTGCCAACAACGCTGACATGCCTGGCATCATCGCCAATCAGCGTGCGATCCGTTCCAACCCGGTGATCAACGCCATGACTCAGGATGCGATCAACAATCCAACACCACTCACTCGCCCCTTCGCTGGTCGTGCAGCCGGTTCAGGTGCCCGCACCATCGCCTCGTCAGTGGCCCCGACCGCTGCCGCAACCAACGGTACCGTCGCCAACGCCGCTCGTGTTGCCGCCACGAACTCCGCTGATGACCTGATCGCTCAGTTCGGTGGTGCCCTCGGTGCTACCGGGAATGCTGTCACTCAAACTGGTGTTCGTGGTGCCGCCCCTGGCCTGTTCGGCAAGATCGGTATGCAGGCGTGGAAGAACCCTGGAATGCTCAAGCTTGCCGCCCCTGGTGTTGTCGGCACACTCGCTGGTGGACTCCTCGCCGGTCAGGACATCGGTGGCGAGAACAGTGGGTTCGACCGTTCCGTTTCCCCTGCCCTGTCGATGGCTGGTCTTGGTGCCGGTATCGGTATGGGGTTCGGTCCGATCGGTGCTGCTGTTGGTGGTGGCTTGGGCCTCGCCGCTGGTGGTCTGTACGGTTACTTCACTGGTGACAAGACGACCAAGCAGGAACGGATGGACAGTGCCTACAACGGTCTGAACGAAACCATTCAGACCCTTGGCTCCACCTATGGCCTCGACTCCAACACGATGGCCAACATCATGTTGGAATTCGATGCTGGTGCTCAGATCGCCATGAGTCAGGGTGATGAAGAAGCCCTCAAGTCGTTCGTGGAGATGTACTCCCAAACCCTCCCTCAGCAACTCCTTCAGTACCGGATTCAGCAAGAGACTGAGCGTAAGCAGAATGAGCGTCTGATGGGGTTGCAGCAACAGTTCGCCCCGATCTTCCAGTCGATCATCGGCTCGGGTCAGCAGAACGCTGAGATGGCTTATTCCCAAGCACTCAACTCTGCCGATGCGTTGGCTGAAACCAACCCTCAGCTTGCCGCCTTGGTCCGCTCCAATGCTGCCAACTCTCGCTCCTCGTCTGATGCGATGATGGCTGCTTACGCCAGTCAGATCGCTCTTGGTACCACCACGTCTCTCCAAGAGCAGATGATGTTGCAGCAGAACGTTCAGCCCGTTTCCCTGTAACCACCATCTGTAGCGAGGTACCACCATGGCGATTGGGCCATTGAATCTTGACACCCTTTCCATCCCTCAGGTGGACATCGCTGATTACATCCCTGATCAACTGCGTGCTGCCAAGCGTGACCCGTTGATCATCAATCAGCCTCGTGCGGTGACAGCCCTTCAGAACAAGTACGCCCCTGGTGCCTTGTTCGATCAACTCGCCGCATCAGGTGAGTACACGCCTCAGTCCATCAACGCCCTCCGTGCCTACGATGAGGAACGTGTGTCTCGTGGACAGGCACCACTGTCCGAACAGCAGACCCGCAACGCTCTCCTCGCTGCCACCACCAAGAACCCGGTAGTGGAGGAACCCAAGCGCAACATGTTCAACCTGCCGGGGAACATCCTGAAGGACATGGGGAACATCCTCAAGTCCATCCCCCGCATCCCTCAGGCGCTTGTCAATGAAGTTCAGTCCCTTGACGAAATCCCTGAAGCCATCGCTTCAGCACCCAACCCGATCGCTGGTCTGGCCAATGCTCCCGGCATTCGCATGTTGCCTGGCGCATTCACCATCGGCAACATCGCTGCCGGTACCCCCGGTGAACTTGCACGTCAACCACTGTTCACATTGCTCGACTTGCTCCCCGGCGCACAGGCCGCAGCGAAGACCACCAAGGTGGCCAAGACAGCCGCAGAGCTTGCGGACGCCGCCCGAACGCTCCCCACGGCTGAACTGACACCCCAGTTGCTAGCGAGTCAGCGATTGGCACGTCGCCCACTGTCCACCGCACTGTTCAACAAGGTGGATGACAGTGGTGACATTGTGCGTAACACCGCTGGTGAAATGGCTGACATGGTGAAGCAAACCAAGGCTGGTCAGACGGTCAGTGAATACATCGGTAAGCCCTCTCGTGACGCCATGTTCGCTGTCAACGCAGCCATGCAACGTGTACGTGGGATCATGAACGGCACCATCGCTGCACCTGACAACGTGTTCGCTCCGTTCGCTCAAGAGGCAGTGCAGTTCAACAACAAGCTGAAAGAGATGGGTCTGGAAGGTCAGGCCGCTGAAATCTATGACCGTGCACGCACTGGTCGAATCGCTGACGCACCACCTGTGATGCAGCAGGCGATTGAGATGATGCGGGACTTCAACACTCGACTCGCCACGACACTGGCCAACGAGAACTTGGCGGTGATGTTCGACAAGGAACTGTACGACTTGCCGACAGGTATCCGTCTCAAGCAGCAAGAGAAGGGGTTGAAGCGGCTTGAAGAACTGACCACTGTTCGGCAACGTATCGAAGCAGGTGCGATCGACCCGACCACCATCAAGCCACCCGAAACCCTTCAGGGGATGTTGGACACGTTCCGTAGTCAGCGTGTCCAAGAGATGCTGAACAACGTCAAGGCTCCTCGTGCCGGTCAACGTATCCCCGGTGTGAAGCTGTCACCTGAGGAACAGCTTGCCCGGATGGGTGAGATGTCCATTCGTGAACTCACCTTGCAACACAACTTCACGATCCGTCAACTCCGCTCGGCAGGGTTCGATACCACTGAGCTTCAGAAAGCATGGCAGTTCGTTGAAGGCAGGTTCGGCAAGCGGAACAAGAAGGGTGTCGTCAAGGGTTCTGTCCCGAAGAACCCTGAAATCTATCGGATGGCACTTGAGCGTGCACTGCGTGAACCGGACTTCCTGCCACGTATCCAGATGATGAACATGGATGACGTGATCACCACCCTCAAGGGATACACCAGGGATGCGAAGGCTGGCCCTGGTGCCAAAAACATCCTGTTCGGTATCCAACGACGTGACTGGAAGTCCATCACCCAGGGACTTGAGCAACTTCGCCGTGCACCGTTGGAAGGGTTGGACGAGACGGCACGTGTCGCCCTGGTGAACCGGCTGAAGGAACTGCGTGACTCGGGCCGGTTCATCGACCAACGACTCAAGGATGCCACCCCTGAAGCCCTCGCCAAGCGCAAGCTGTCCATGGAGCAGGTGAAGGCTGAAGCAGTCCCGGCACGGTTCATCCCCACGTTGGAGAACGCAACACGTCAAGCACTCAGGGACAAGCTGATTCCCGTTGAGAACGTGGAAGAAGCTGCACGACTGAACGCACTGATCGACGCTGGTGACTTCGACGCCATCCCAGGGTTCGACAAGAACCTGTACCGGACAGTACAACGTGAAGCTGCTCGACAGTGGCAAGCATGGCGGGATCAGGGACTTGATCCGGTCTACACGCACACGGTCACCCCGAACAAGGCGAACAGTGCTGTCAACCCCTACGCCACGATCATCCCTCGTGCAGCCTCATCGATCAAGAAGCGGTCATGGGATATGGCACCTGGCGTGAAGAACGTCGGTGTGTCCATGACTCATCAGATGATGGAACTCATCTCACGTGAGCAGGTGCAAATCGCCATCAAGCAGATCATCGATCAGATGGGCGAAACGGAACAGGCTCTCAGGCAGCGGTTCACCCCTGCCGCCCAGTACCGTGCATCAGTGAACGACGCACTCGACTTTGAGGGTCATCTGCAACAGATCATCAATGAGAAGTACAAGCGGTTCGACCCTGATGTGCAAGGGTACTCGTGGGGTAGCCCGTACCTCAACCGGCTGAAGCAAGAGGGGATGTTCATTCCCCGGCCGGTCGCCAACAACCTCAAGCAGTTGGCTGACCCCAAGCGTCTGTTGGGTGGTGCACTTGATCCGGTCACCAACCTGTTCCGTGTGGCAACAACGTCCCTCAGTCTTCGGACGCAGGTCTACAACATTATCGGCAACGCTGTCGCCACTGAACTCGCACGCCCCGGCGCCACTCTTCGGGCGGGTGCTCAGGTGAGGAAGTGGATGAAAGACCCGTCACTCGTCCCACCCAAGCTGCAAGAGATTATCGGTAGCCAGAAGAACATCTTCATGGAGTTGGACAAGGAAGCACTCGGTGCAGTGAACACCGGCATCTTCCACTACATGAAGGGCAAGACACTCAAGCGGCTGTGGGATCAGGAACAAGCCACCAAGGCCAACCGCATCGGGCAACCGTTGGACAAGTTCAAGGGGAAGGTCAGTGGCCTCGTTGAAAAGTCTTATGACTTGAACGGTAAGGTCGATGACTTCTACCGTATGGTGAACTACATCGACGCTTACGACAACGCAGTGAAGAAGGGATCATCGATCGCTGACGCCGAACGGCAAGCAGTCACAGCGGTCCGTGAGAACCTTCAGGACTGGATGTCGATGACACCCGTTGAGCGTTCCGTGATCCGTAGCATCTTCCCGTTCTACGGCTACATGGGTCACGCAATGAGGTTCGTGCTCCGCTACCCACTTGATCACCCGCTCCGCACGGAGATGATGACCAAGCTTGCTCTCGCTGAGTTGGAAGACCAAGATCACCTGCCTAGCCGGTTCCTCTCTATGTTGTTCCTTGGGGGCACTGGTCCGAACGGTGAACAGAACGCCATCAACGCCGGTCCCTTCAACCCGTTCGGTGAAATCGCCAGCTTCATGAGTGTCCAAGGTGTGCTTGGCGCAACCAACCCGGTGGTCAGCACCCTGTTGGAGCAGGCAGGGATCGTGAATGGTGAAGCGGAACTCTACCCGTCACTCAGGTACGACTCGACAACCGGTCGTCTCGGGGCAGCAGGTGGGAACCCGATCACCGCCATGCTGCACAACACCATCCCGCAGTCCCAAGTGTTCACCGCTCTCATGGGGGTGAATGAGCAGTATCGGGACATGGCTCAACGTGATCCTGCCGCAGCCATCAGGTACCTCGGGAGTGGACTCACCATCCCGATCTTGTGGCGCAACATCCAAGTGGATGAGGAAGTCATGAAGGCTGAACTGGCACGCCAGGCAGCACAGGACAAGGTTCGCAATGAGGCACTGAAGACCGGCGACTGGACCGAAGCACTGAACTACCCATCGCTCGGTGCGTACCTTGACATGATCGAACAACTCCCTGAGGAACAACGGGCACCGTTCATGAAGCTCACCCCGGAGCAGATCAGATCGATCACCACGAACACACCCAGTCAGTCCACTCCTCTGCCACAGTTCCAAGGTGTTGAACCGTTGGATATTACGATTGAACAACTACTTGCTCAACCGTCACCCATCATGGCGTCGAACGTGGCTGGTGCTGGCCCTCTTCCCGGCTCGTCGCTCACCATGACGAACGGTGGCATCTGACCTCAGTAGGATGGTGCATCGGGGGGTCGGGAGGCTTGGTACGGGCATCCTGACCCCCCTTCCCTTAGGGAGTCACATGTCCACGCAGCAGGGAACGCAATGATTGCATCAGAACTATCCGAAGAACTCATGGCCATAGCGGTATTGGTTATGGCAGGGACGGCAGCAGTGGTGTTGATCATCGCCGCATGGAAGGGACGTTCATTCATCGCACAATGGCGAGACATCAAACTCACCATGAATCCAGCCAAACTCAAGGAAGTCACTGACAAGCTGGATGAAGTTGTCATGTCAGTCAACAACAAGGCACCTGATGACATCACCCTGTTCGCACGTGCCAAGCTGCTTGAGGCCAATCAAGCAGAGTTCCGCAAGGACATCGATCAAGTGAAGCTCTCCGTCAAGAAGACCGACCTCAGGACTGAGATGATGGATCGCAAGCTGACACGGTTGATCGCTGAACTGGATCGTACTGTTGGACTACGGTTGTCCGACGACGAAGAAAGGAAGACCAATGACCATTGACAAGATCAAGGCAGTGCTGGCCAGCGTGGTGTTGTGGATCAACATTGCCGTGGCCATCCTCGTGATCGTTGCTGACGAACTCACCAAGACGTTCAGTGACGGCAGTGCTCAGACTGTCATCACGATCATCGCCCGCATCGTCATCGTGCTGGCCGGTGTGGTGAACATCATCACCAGGGTTACGCCGGTGCTCCCCTCTCAGCGTGGACTCACGCTACCGAAGGGAGCACCGACCAGTGTCCCGATCCCACCTTCCCGATGGGCAGACAATCACCCTCGCTGACTCACGCTGACACGTTCCGGGCAATACCCAAGTCAACGGTGTCTTCAAGAGCCGCCTTCCTCAACAGGGAGGCGGCTCTTGGCGTTAACCAGTTGAAACGCAGCAGCTTCAACCCGTCAACTTCCTTCCCTGTTTCCACCAGTGCGAAGTAACTGATCCTGTGACAGTTCTTGCACTCTCTCTCGTACACTCCCGGCTCGACAATCTTCACCCTGAATTTGGTGAGACACGGCTTGATCCCCTTGGGTGTGTCATACATGCACTTGAGGGTCCGCTGATTGTCCCTGATCAAACGGTACTTGACTGGCATCTTGAATGCCCTGTCCGATGCTCGTTGATTGCTCACCTTTGCACCTCCGTTGGCACCTCGTCTCTGCCTACCGGTGGACGTTTCCCTTCGACCCACGCCTTACTCTCACGCTCACGATTGAGGCGATACCCGTTATCAGTAGTGCCCCACCAACCACTGCCCATGTATACCCATCGGTTCCCGTCACCGGCAGTGAAGTGGTCACCTGCCTCGGCATACTCACTACCGTCGTGGTCAGGGGACCAGTGACGGGTGGGACGGGTGGCTGTCCTACTTGAGCGTCGGTCGTCGGGGATGAGCTTGATGAACTCGACGCTGACGGTGCTGTTGTTGTTGATGGTGACGGAGCACTTGTACCAGTAACCACGGTTGTCGATGTAGAGGTCACCGTCGTTGATGATGTCGGGACCGTGGTAGCTGGCACCGTTGAAGTTGTCGTGGTAGTTGGAGACGTGGATGTCGGCGCTTGAGTGGTTGTGGACTCGCATCGGTACTCCCATTCCTCTTCCGGATAGTGGTCTTCACATGGCATTAGAACATTCCTTCCTGTTGCATCTTGTTGAGTTTCTTGTTCTGGTAACTGACACTGTTGCCCCGCTTCCGCATCCCTCCCTCGCTATGTCGCTTACACCAGCCGATCCCGTCAGGGTCATACACGAACACCCCATCGGAACATTCCGGTGTGACGCACTGCCTCATCAATCTGCCATCGTCGTTGTTCAACACCAGATCGATGAACTCGTACATCATCATCCGCCACTCGCCTTGCAGCATCGGCTCCCGCATCACCTGATAAGGGTTGACCATCGGGAACACGATCCACCGATTATCCCACACTCCGCTGCTACCGGCAACCTGCTTGATCGTCAAGTCCCTCCTCCACAGCCTCATCACTGCCCCGCCCAGTAGCAACACGTACCTTCCGTTGGCTGCTTCAAGCGTGTCCATGATCAACTGTCGGTTACTCAACACCTGACTCTCTAACGGCTGGTCCCTTTGGTCGTAGGGCCAGGCCCACAGATGGGTCACATAGTCGTCGTACAGCCCTGCGCCCAGCAGTAGCCGTCTCAGGAACGCCCGGTGAGGGGCACCCCAACGAGTCGGCCGATCCCACACCACCACCACTCTCGACGGCAGATTGTTCTTCGCCCACTCAGGTGGTGCACCTTCATACCCGTCATGCACCAGCTTCATGTGTGCGAGAGTGTTGACCTTCCTCAACCGCTTCAGGTCAGTGGGTGAGTAGGTTGGTAGTGGGCGCACCTTGATCTGCATGTCAGCACCCAGCTTGTCAACCAACAGTTCTAGCGGGTCTTGTTCCATCGGTACTCCACAATCATCAGGACGAACCCCAGTCCTACCAGTGCGATGATCAGGTCATGCATCGGTGATCCCTAGAATCTCTTTGCACTTGCGAACAAACCACTCGGTGTTCTCCACCTCTAGCTGGTGGGTGAGTCGTTGCAGTTCCCTCAGTCGATCATCACCCCATTGACGTGGCCCCTCTTTCTTCAACCTCGCCAACTGTTGTTCATAGGCAGGGAGGTAGGCTTGGGCCATGATCTTGGTGACGGTGTTCATGTTGGTCATGAGTGCATCAGGAATCGCTCGGCCTCTGACACGATGGTGTGAGAGGGTGGTTGTCTGGCGTGGTAAATGTTGGTGACGGGGATGTTGACCTGAATCGTCTTGTGCGCCCCTTCCTTGAATATCTCCACCCGGACAACAAGATCATCAACCGGGTAGTAGACCTTGAACGTGAACATCGGGAACCTTTGCTCAAGTATCTTGGCGCAATTGTCGAACAGTGCTTCATCGTCCATGTGCCAACGCTTCATGTCAGTGCTTCGATCAGCTTGGCGGCAATCCCCTTGCCGATCCCTGGCACTTCCATCAACTGTTCCTCAGTGACGGTCCATTGCAACGGCACTCCACCGAAGTGCTTGATGACAGCCTTGGCACGTTCGATCCCCAACACCTCAAACCCCTGCAACAGATGGACGGCCCAGTCATCGTTGCTCGCCTTCCCCCATGGACTGAACGCTGTCGGCCGCTTCATCATCGATGTGTGCTTCGCCTTGACCGACCAGTGAGCGAACATCTTCACCAGTTCCACAGTCTCAACCACGTCCCTGGTGTACTCAATCCTCGCACCCTGATACATGAGTGACCACAGCATCCCCTTGAACTGTGCTCTCGTGAACTCTTGACCCCAACTGTTCCACTGAAGGTTCCCGTTGTTGTCGAACTGAATCTTCCCCTCAATGATGATGATGGGGATGGGGATTCCACCCGCTCTCATCTGTGCAACCTCTTTCGCCAGTCGGCCATCACCAACTGATGCGATCAGGTCACGTAGCTCTTTCCGCTGCACACCCCACATGGCATCTTCACCGTCATGCTTGCCCCACCAGCACACATCACATCCGTATTTCTCAGGTAGGAGCGTGACCTGTGCGGCGATGGCCTTGAGTTGCTTCGGTTCGGTGGGTGCCACATAGAACTCAATCGGTTCTTCCTGCTGCTTCGGCACGTGCTTTCCTCTTCCTCTCGGTAGCCAACTGATTCTTTCTGTTCATGTACGGAATCTTGTGGTCAAGACACTTGATGCACTTGCACTTCTTTGTCTCCCACCCGTATCTCGTTCCGTGTCTCCACTTGGGACGCTTTTTCGGCTTGTACGTCTCCCTCTTCCTCTTCGCTGCATCCGCTCGATACTTGGCCTTGTACTTCAGGCACGGCTCACACTGACACTTGAGCTTGATGGCGAAACTACGTCCACCATGCTGAGCCGGGACAGGTGCGGGTCTAGTTCCCTTGACCGGTGGGTTGCGCTTGTACTTCAACACCTCGGTCATCCATGTCAACCCCGCCTGGCATCGTGACTGACAAACGGATGACCCCACAGGCCCGTTCGCTCCTTCACATTCGTCGTGATCGATAGGACAGGTAACGCAAACATCTGCTTGAACGGGTACATCTCCCGCTCCATGTCCACCCCGCTCACCAACAACCGTCGTCTGTTCCATGTCTCCACCTGCACCATGTCATAGTTGTACGCAACTCTCATCCGCCTGATGTCAATGTCCTGAATGCCCAGGACTCTCGCCGCAATCACCGCCTCGGCTGCTCGTGGCTTCCTCCACTTGGTGAACCACATCATGACCCACCCCATTCTTGGCAGATGTGTTTGTCGCTCCGCCCACCACAACCATCACACCTATCGGGGTAGTGAACAATGTCACCTGTTGTTTCGTTGATGGCGTAGTACTTTGTCAGCTTGTCGAGTTCAGCCTTCACTGCCTCAGGTTTCGGTGCGTTCATGTCAGTTCCCATACAACAAAGTCCTTGTTGGGATCATCCGGTGCAACACACCCCTGGCAGATCACTCCACCATGTGTCATCGCAACCCTGCCGTCAACCAAGATCACGTCCTTGCACCGGGTACACAACCCTTGGTACTTGGCATCGAACATGTACTGAACTTTCCATCGTTCATCCTGTTCACGCTTGGCCCGACCATTGCACAGGACACAGGCGGATATCATCCCCAACCCATGAATGCATTCGTCGTCTTCATCGGTGTTGTTATCGTGCAAGTTCATGCCGGGTGCCCTTCGCCGTAGACCTCAGCCCTGTGCATGACCTCGCACGACTGACAGAGCACGACGGGGCCGCACTCTGTGCACCAGGTGCAGACCGACAGGTGGTGGCTTGAGCAGCAGCGATCGCACCAGCCGAGATGGTCATGGCAGCGCCAGAGGTCACCCGCCTCGCCGACCTCGCACCACACGGCGCCACGATCACAACCCGCAACGTCGCATGATTCGGGCAGTGTTATTTCGTCAGTAGGTTGATCAACCATCAGAACAACCACCCGACCAGCTTCACCAACCCGAACATCACCAGTGCTGCACTCAGTGAGCACACAACAGTGGTGAACACGAACTCCCCTTTGGTTGGCGTGAACCCCTGTTCCTGATCAGGTGTCATGGCACCCACCTCTTGAAGTCAGCGGGTGATGTCTTCGGTCCTGTGTAGGTCACCGGGTACACAGGTGCCGTACCGATGAGCGTGTAGTACTGAAGGAACCCACGGTCCACCTTGAACGGAACACCTGGCGGCATGTTCTTCACACCATCGTGATCAAGTGAACCGATCAATACCATGGAGTTGACCATGGCCTCCGTGTCGATCCATTCGATCAGTGTTCCGTTCACGGCGAACCTCGCCGGATCAATTGCGTTCCCTGCATCTGTTGGTTGGATGAGCATTGCCACGTCGTTGTCTCCCTGTGGTGGTAGTGATGGGTCTGTTGCTGCGCCAGGTGGTACATAGCTCGGCCAGTACACACCTTCCTGAACCTTCCGATAGGCACCGTCACCAGGGCAGGCAGTAGCAGCCAAGTCCTTGTGCCCAACGATGTTGTTGTAGTTGAATTTCTGACTCCGTAAAGCGCACTGGTCCATGATCCACCGGATGCTGTGGTCGGCCAGCGGTGTGGTGGTGTCGGAGCCATCGACCAGCACGAGCACTGCCACGTACTCCTCGTTCCAGGGTGCGTGAGCGGCGGTCTTCAGGTCAAACCCCCGAATCTCCCAAATACCACCCAGCCAATCAACCGCCCAGTTGTACCCCAACGAGTACGCCCGATGCAGTGCGTAACTGAGTTGCATCGACCTCATGTAACCGGGCAGTTGATACGCCCATTCACCAGGGTCGCCATCAATCAGGTCATCATCGGCTGTGTAGTGGACTGCACAACCAACGATGTCAGACCACCGCAGCTTCGGTGCTGTACCTGCCGACAACATGAACCCTGTACCGGGGATCGGCTTGCCCTTGTCATCCAACTTGAACCGGTAGGTGGCGTCGATCGGGTAGCGTCGATCCTCCCATTCACTACGTGGGTGATAGGTGGGGATCACTTCAGGGTGATACGCCAGTGTCATCGCTGGTCACCTCCTCGACCTCACGGCGGGCGAAGTACATGGACATGTCATTGGCGTACCCTGGGATGATCACCCAGTACCCCGGTCGATCAGGATGAATCTTTGCCTCGCCTTCATAACCGGAGAACATCGACCCTTCGTTCACGATTCGGACCTTCATGGGATCACCCTCCTCGGATCATCAAGACTCACATCCACGATGCCCAGCTTGATGCACAGGTCAACAAACCAGTCGATCGCTTCCTCCCGCCTGTCTTCATCCGCCACGCTGAACTGTTCAGGTGGCCAGGTGTTCGTGTGCTTCATGGCCAGATACCTGTCCAGCCGGGTGGTCAACATCTCCACGTCAAGCCCACCGTAATGGGCGGGGATGATGCGTTCGGGAGGCTTGATGCTCCCGTTCAGCTTGATTGACCGGGTGATCACTGTCGGCTCAGTGCGTTCGATGTAGCTCGGATGACGCCGCCGCTCATCAAGCACGGCACTCCCACCTCCACTCCCTGCACCCAACTGTGCAGTCACCTCATCGTTGATGGTCTTCACCACCTGAGGCAATGTTCTCACGTTGCTCGGTGGGTCGATCCCATCACAGATGGCGAACTCACCACTCGTTGCGTAGTCAACCGCAAAGATGGCGTGTGCAGCGTGTGGCCCTGTCTCGGTACACCTCAGTCTGCTGCTCATTTCGTCCACTCCCATCCTGCCACCTCCACCAAGTAGTCTTCACCGAAGTTGTCGAACGGCACTTTCTGTTGCAGTGCCCTGCCACGATCCTTGGTGGTTGTGTACCTCCACTGATCGATCTTGGGGTGATCCAAGTACACATTGGTTGCACCAACATGACCCATGGATTTCTGACCGGCAGGCTTCACGCCGATGAACCCGAACTCTGCACGCTCTGCTTCCTCTGCATCCTTCCGCACGGACTGTGCTTCACACACAAGGATGGAGTGCCCCCGCCACTTGCGATAGGTGCCGTAGAATTCCTGTTGGTACAACTTGTTGATCACTGGCCAGGTCATGTCGCTGGTCAGTTCCTTGTTGAACTCCTTGATGTCCTTGGTTTCCTTGCGAAGCTTGGTCATGTGGGCGGCGATGTCCTTGCCGTGCACCTGCTCGCTGAACCACGATTGCACCATCTGCCACGTCATGTGCGCCGGGTCAACCAACCACCAGTCGTTGTCCATGTCGCCTTCGGCCAACACTTGTGCGGCTGCTTCCTTGTACGCCTCCCACTCGGCATCGATACCGATGATGGTGACCCGATCCTCCAACTCCGGGTACTCAGTCCACAACAGCCGCTCATGTGCGAGGCTGAAGTCCATGTCGATCACCCATCCATGGGCGTCCTGATGATGTTGGAGAATCTGGTAGAGAATGCTTGACTTCCCCACACCGTTGTTGCCGAACGCAGTGATGCGTTCTTTGATGCGTGGGTTGGGTGGGACGATCTTCATTGCTGCCATGGTCGTAGCTTCATTCTTTCGATAACGTCCCGCAGGACGGGGATGGGTACTTGCTCGATACCTGCTGACTCAAACTCTCGACAGAGACGGTCGAGTACTCGGATACCTACGTTGTGTGCTTCCAACGTCTGAGGTGGCAGTCTCAAGTCTGCCTTGCCCAGCACGCTGCTTACCTCTCTCGCTGCCATGTCAAGCAGCCTGTCGGGGATGTCATCCTTTGCCCAGTCACGTTGCCCCATTACTTGTGCTTCCTCCCGTTGTACTTGTGGAGTAGGTGACTCACCCACAAACACCCAAGGCTCAACCACTGCAACTTGTCGGTGGTTGACATCACGCACCACCCTTCGGTGCCAGCTTCTTGGCTGCTGTCTTCTTGGTGGGCTTCACTGCTGCTGTCCCATCCGCCTTCTTCTTCTTGACGGTCACGGTCAGCCGGTCACCAGGCTTCACCTCGTACCCGTTGACGAATGACGTGTGGTACTTGAACTCGTACCCACCATCCTCGACCACCTCGTCATCATCGACACCGTTCAACAGCATCCATGCGTGGATGCCATCCTTCAGCACTGACCGACGATCAGTCAGTTCCTTGACCAGCTTGTTCAGCTTGGTCAGTTCCTCACTGATGGTGTCAATCTCTGCCAGCCCTGCCTTCATGTCATCGGACAACTGCACCTTGGTGGGTGGTTGGAACTTGTCATCCTCATCATGTAGGTAGTAGAACGGGCAGGGGTACTGCTTGGGTTCGGAACACTTGACATCCTCCACCCCCACCGACTCATTGATCAGCCGCTCAAGATGGGCCACACGCTTGATGATGGCCTTGAGTGGGATCGGTGGTGCTTGCAGCACGTGATGGAACACCTCAGTGATGGTGTTCTTGTTCTTGTCGTACCTACCACCGACAAAGTGGCACGTCTCCAACCCCATGCCATGCATGTAGGCGCTCACCTGCCATGGGTAGCTCGGCAACGCCTCGACCCCTTGGCGCAGGAACTTGCCCCATGTGGACTCACGGAACTTCTTCGCCTCGACCAGCACACCATCGACAATCTCCACGCCGTCAGTGTGGCCAACGATGAACACGTCATCCAAGACTTCAAGCAGGATTTCCCACTGTTCACCAGTCTCAGGGTTCACCCGCTCAACGAACACATGATTCTGTTCCTCGTACATGTCGATGATCGGGCCTTCCATCCGTTTGCCCTCATCGAACACCTCTTGCATCCAGTCAGGTGTCCCCATGCTGCCGAATCCGTTGGCCAACGCCACGAACATCCGGTCACACATCATCAACCCTGATGCCCGGTAGTACACCTTCCCGTCGTGTTCATATCGAACAGGGTTGTCACCCCCATGCACCATGTCAGTTGCCGTTGTCACTGCTCATCTCCCGTCCCAAGTCCAAGATGACTTGATTGATGATCGCTTGCATCCGCTTGATCTGCCGTTCCTTAGCGGCCAATTCTCGGCGCAAGTCTTCGTTTACCCGCTTCAGGTGTCCGTATGTCGGAGCCGGATTCGCCAGTCCCATCACTACCCCTTCCCATGTTGTTGATGTTGTCGTTGATCGACGTGATTTCCTGCACTAACACTCGCCTTGATTGCCTGAACTCTTCCCCTAGTTGCTCATCAATCAGCTTGTCATGCTGTGACTGTGTAAGACGGTAGCGGTCTAGGCTCAGGTCGCATAGCTCTGCCAGCCCCGCAGCTACCCGCAGGCTCAGCATCCCGCCTTGGAGGAAGTTACGGACGGTCCCCGAGGAGATGTCGGTCCACAGTGCAACACCTTCAGGGGTGAGTCGTTGCCTCTTCATATACGTGGCAACATCAGCACGGAAGTCAGCCTCCCGATACCACTCCTCAGTGTTGGCCTTCACCATGACGATCAGTGCCCGGTCAATGCCTGAGCGAGATGATGTACTTGAGATGATGCCTTGGCCAGTTCCCTGTTGGCGTCCCTCATCTTCAAGGCAATCTCGTAGACCATCTCAAAGACGAACGCCTGAACCAAACTGAACTGAAGCTTCTCATCCCATTCGATGAACTCTTTCGGGATCAGCTTCCGACAGTAGAACGTCAGACCAGGGATTGATGCCATCGGGAGAATGCACATCAACTCATCTCGTTCCTCAGTTACCACCTGGGGACTCATGCACCCCTCCCATCCCTCAGTGTGACACCCACTGCAATGACCACAGGCGATGGAGATGGAATGGTGGCCTGTCTGTGACACCCACGTGCTTGCCACCATCGGGTGATCCTTCGGGAGACGATGGGTCATGAGGATACGTTCCTTGACCATCGTCACCACTACGTTGCTGACATCACCCTTGTCCATTGTTGTCCATCGCTTCCGCCACTGTGGCATTGGAATGCTTCAGGGCAAACTCCGTGAGTGCGTGGATGAATGGCAACACCATGGGCAGAGGGAAGTTGACAGGCTTCCGTGCCTCACCGTTCGCCATCTCAAACTTCACGCTCAATACAGGCATGGCGATGTGTGCCTCACCACCATCAGGTTGGGTGAACGCCCCCTTGGTTGCGTTCACGAACCCTTCGGTGACTTGAAACCCCAACGTCACATCCTCAGGTCGTTTGATCAGTGACAGGTCCAGTGCTTTGGCCATTGCCTTCCCCTTCCTCTAGGTAGGTGGTGAGTACTCCGACTGTTCGCATGGTCGTGCGTGTGTTCTTGATGACGGAGAACGGTGTGTGATCAGTCCATCTCAACCGATCGTTGTCGGCCTCTTCAATGGAGTCGTATGTGTACTCAAGTACACGAATGACACGGACCTTAGCCATTGTCATTCCCCTCCTCGTTCAGCACGTCATCGATGAGCTTGGTCAGTCCCTCTTCGGTCAGGTCATCAGTGACGACAGCCTCCACACCACCAAGGATGTGAACAAGGAAGTCACTCAGGTCTGCCATCAGTGAACTCACTGCACCAGCGGACAGGACAACGGTGGAGGTGGTGGTGTCCCTCGTGTAGAACGAGAGGATGCAGACGGGTGCGACGATGTTCGCCTCAGGGTGTTCAGGGTGAGAGAACTGCCACACTGACGTGACCTCCTCAATCCCCCTGACCAACCTCCCCTCAAGGCTCGTATCGATCGGGCCTCGTTCGATAATCCAATCCCCGTTTTCATCAGGGGTGGTCATGGGTGGTACCTCTTTCATTTGTTGTGACGGTTGATTGCTACCCTGGACCACCACTGGACGACGGTTGAGACGAACCGTGTGGGTAATGCACAAACGTGCCGGTGATCGCTCCCCCGAAAGGTCACGGTCACCGGCACGTCGTCAGCAGCAGCAGCAGGATGTGCTCCCCGGAGATTACCCGCTCCGGGGGTCGGGGGTCAAGGGAGAACTGAGTGAATCAGCCCTCAGCCTCGTCGGTGTCGGGAAGTTCGATCACACGAGCGAACAGGTCGTTGCCCGACACCTTGAACTCGTAGGTCTTGGCGTGTCCACGGTTGGTGAACGCCTTCACCTGACTGCGTGCGCCCTGGGTGGACGAGTAGCTGCCGATCTTGACGAACTTCAGCTTGCCCTCACCATCACGCCCGACCAGACCCTTGGCAGTGGCGTCGTAGAGCGAGTCGAGCGTGTCATCCCATGCGGTCCGACGTGCGCTGGTGGCAGCGAGACGGGCGGGGTCAACACCACCGAAGTCCAGATCGCTGATCACTGCGCTCGGACGGGGAGTGCCCTTGCGCTCCGAACCTTCCGCCTTGGTTGCCTTGGGTGCCTTCGTTGCGGCCATGTCATTTCTCCTGTGTTGTGTTACCTCACCGACCCCTTGGCCGGTTGGTGATCCGATGCTGACTAGCTTACCGGACCACCAACCGACCTGTCAACCGATTGGTTGCTTCATGGGTGGGGTGGTGGTTGGAGATTGGTGATGAACGTCACCAACTCCGCTCGCACTGTGAACTTCCGGACCTTGAAGTGGGTGGCTGTCGGCCGGTACTTCCCGACGTGTTCCCATGCCTCTTGGTAGGTACGGAACGGACCCGCTGACTTGAAACCACGTGGCTTCAGGCTCGGGTTCTTCAGTGCGTCAGCATCCACCCACGAGTCAACGTAGAAGGCATCGATGAACGCCTCCGCTGTTGGATGGGTGGTTGCCATGGTCACTCCTGTCCGAACGCTGCCCAAATGCTGCCGGGCTTGGTGGACATGACAGCCTTCCGCCACCCGGCGTTCTCCATCACGCCATCGATGTCGGTTGCCTTGTCGGAGTAGGTGTCGAAGTCCCCGGCGTGCTTGGTGGCCAGCTTGATCACTGCCTTCCGCACATCCTCGTCATCGATCCCGTACTCCTCATCCTCGTCCGCTGCCGCTGCCTTGGGTGCTGCCTTGGCTGCACCACCCTTCGGTGCCAGCTTGGACGTTGCCTTGGTGGCCTTCTTCGGTGCCTCATCGCCAGTGCCCAGGTACTCACTGAACACGATGAGCGTCTTGTCGGGTGCTTCGCTCGGGTCTTTCCCCTTGCCTGCGTATCCCTTGAACTTCAGTTCACCGAGTACGAACCGCATCCCTTCGATCCAGGCACCGTCGAACACCGGCTCTACCTCACGGTTGCGAACCTCAGCCATCGCTTCAGCCGCACCTTCCATGGTGGTGAACGACTGCACCAGACGACCGTAGTTGCTGTTGTCGTTGAGGTTGACTTTCTTCCCCGACTTGTGCACCAACGTCTCGCCGGTACCACCAGCCTCGAACGTCTTGCCCACCGAGTACAACTGACGCTGTGACTCACCCTCATCGGGTTGGAACACGATGATGGCAACACATGCCTCAGCGTCGTACTCGTTGTCGATGCCGAACGTCAATGACTCGACAGTGACCGTTGCACCGACCAGCGGCAGACCACTGGACAGCTTGAACGGATCAAATTCATGATCACTCACGGTTTCCTCTTTCTCTTGTTGTTGGTTTCCACCCACTGTGGGATGGCCTCATCTGAGGTTTGGAATTCCGACTTTCGTCGGAAAAATTCGGGGCTAGTTCACGTACCGGGGGGGTATCTAATGGTCTGATGATCCCCTCCTTCACTAGCCAGTTGTATGTGCGAAGAGAGACGATATGGACTGGCATAGGAGGGGGGTTCCTTGCTTCCTCTTCGGCTCGTTCTTTCATGAACCGCAGAGTTTCCTCCCAATTGATAGTCCCGACCGTCATGTCTACTGGTTTCGTCCAGTAGTTTTTGGGCGAATCATCCATCGAATGTCCGTTCTAGTATCGACTGCTTCTTTGAACCAGTCGGGGAACAGTGACTTCCACTTGCCCCACAGGTTGCTGCTGAACTGCTTGTCCAAGATGTAGGTGATGGCCCAGTCTTCCTTGTGCCTGACACCTCGACCACACATCTGTACCAAGTCCCTGATGGTCTGCACCGCATACCACACACGACCGGCTTGACCCATGTTGCTACGGGTGCTTACTTGCCTGTCGCCCAGTGACGGAAATGGAACCTTGGCGATGATCTGAACCCTGCACAGGTCGTCGGGAAGATCAATGCCACGTTCCATCGATGGAGCCAACAGTACACTTCCAGGCGTTCGTTTGTACCGCTCAAGAGCCGCATTCCGATCACGTCCTTGGTCATACGTGATGACTTCACGACGACCCACCTTGAAT